ACTTGGCTGGCCATTGATCTTTCGCCCGATCGGCGTCATGCCAGTTTGGTGGGCGCGCAAAAACTTGGAGACGAGAAGTTTGTCGTTAAGTTGCTGCACACTTGGGCAAATGAATTACAGTTGGACGATAAGGCAATCGCTAACGAATTAGCAGATTACGCCCGCAAATATCCGACCGAATACGTTTTGTACAGTCGAAAGACAAGTGGCGCGGTTGCGGCGCGATTAGCACCCGCAGGAATTCCCGTTTTTGATATGGACAATGCCTACCCGCAGGCGTGTGACGAAATGTTGTCGGCGATCAATAGCGGTCGTTTAAAACACCGTGGTCAAAGCCAATTATCTGAGGAAGTTTTGGCAGCGGTGCAATTGCGTCGTGGCGACGGAGGCTGGGTTATTGGGCGAAGGGCGTCACAGTCTGTAGTGTGCGGCGCAGTGGCAGTTAGCCTTGCGACACACTTCGCGACACGCCCAGACAATGATCTTGACATCATGGTTGGTTGATCGTATAAGCCTGCCACAATTCGGGCATGGCATTTATTGATCTATTTACCCGCAAGGCTGATACTGCCGTCACGGTTGAAGCCGCACAGGTGGACGCAGCTGCTATTGCGCCTTATTACAGCGAAGTAGGAAATCTATTTCTATTCGGTGGGATAGTGACTGCGTCCCGTGCGGAAGCAATGAGCGTGCCGACATGCGCGCGCGCACTTGGCATTATTCAGACAATTGGTTCGCTTCCAATGCACACACGCAACGAAGCAACAGGCGAGAAGGTCACACAACCTCGCGTAATCAATCAACCTGACCCACGCATACCAGGTTCAACATTTTGGGCGTGGATTATTTCTGATCTATTTTTCTTTCCAGCAGCGTACGCATACGTTATGGAGCGGTACGCAGACACAGGAAAAATCCGCGCTATGGAGCGCATTGCACCTGAGCGCGTAACAATTACAACAAACGGAATGGGTTACGAAATTGCTTCATACGCAATTGACGGCGCATACGTTGACCCAGCAAATTTAGTTGTTTTTAACGGGACGCAAGAAGGTTTGCTATCTCGCGCAGGTCGAACAATCAAGGCAGCAGCGTCCTTAGAACGTGCAGCAATGAATTTTGCAAATGAACCAATTCCACAGATGGTTTTGAAATCAAACGGCACATCATTGCCAGCAGATCGCGTTTCAAAGTTGCTCACTGCATGGAAGACTGCACGCGCTTCACGCAGCACCGCATTTTTAAATGCTGACGTTACCTTGGAGACAATTGGCTACGACCCACGCAATTTGCAGTTAAATGAAGCAAGAAATTACGTTTCACTTGAATTAGCACGCGCGTGCGGTCTGCCTGCATATTTCACTGATTCACAACAATCAAGTTTTACTTATTCAAACGCTTTAGACAAAAGACGCGATCTCGTTGATTTCGCGTTTAGAAATTACATGTCAATAATTGAACAGCGTTTATCTTTCCCGGACTTTACGCCAGCGGGCAACAAAGTCATGTTCGATCTAGACGATTTCTTGCGTGGCAATCCTTACGAGCGCGCGCAGGTTTATGAAATCTTAAATCGTATCGGCGCAATGTCGATCGATGAAATACGCGAGGAAGAAGACATGCTGCTATGAAAAAAGTCATCACACCAATGAAAATCACTGCGGCTGATTCAAACAGTCGCACAATCACGGGTCGCATTGTGACATTCGAGGAAACGGGAACTGCTTCAATTGGCAAGGTTCAATTCGCTGCTGGTTCAATCGAACCAACTGCCGTTTTGCTAAATCTTGAACATGATCGCACCCGTAGAATTGGAAAGACACTAGACACAACACTTTCAGCTGACGGCAGCGGAATTGACGCTACTTTTAAAATTGCTGAGACAACTGCTGGCAATGACGCACTTGTTGAAGCGCAGGAAGGCTTGCGCGATGGTTTTAGTGTTGAAGTTTCATTTGATGAATACGAAACACTTAAAGACGGCACAGTTAGAATTCTTGCAGGTGAATTGACAGCCGTTGCATTGACCAGCGAACCTGCTATTCGATCAGCGCGCGTTGAGTCAGTAGCAGCAACAGAGGAAGACGAAGTTTCAGATTCAACAATTGAACCTGAAGAAACACCAACAAACGAAGGAGACGAAGTGGACAACACCGTCACACAAGCGGAAGCCGTTGAGACGGTAGAAGCCGCACAGTCAGTCACAGCAAAGTCAAACAGCGTTGGCGGTTGGAAATCAACACCACGCATTGAAATCACTGCTGCAAAGTACCTAGAAAATAAGGTTCTTGCTGCAACAGGTGATGAGACAGCACGTCAGTACGTTCTAGCAGCAGACAACACAACAGACAACGCTGGACTTGTTCCAACACGTCAGTTGACTGAAGTTGTCAACGGACTATCAACGACAATCCGCCCAAGCATTGACGCAATCTCTCGCGGTGCATTGCCTGACGCTGGAATGACATTTGAAATTCCAAAGATCACTGCTGCACCAACAGTTGCGATTGCAGCTGAAGACGCAGCGTTTTCTAACACAGATCAGAATTCAGCGTTCCTATCAGTGGACGTGAAGAAATTTGCGGGACAGCAAAAATTCTCCGTAGAACTTTTGACCAGAACTTCACCATTGTTTTACGACGAACTATTGCGCAACATGGTTGCAGCAATGGCAAAGGCGCAAAACTCTTACGTCAACGCACAGTTAATCGCTGGCGCAACAGTTGACGCAACAACAGTTGCAACATACCCAACCGCTGCTGAACTGCTTGGAATTATTGGTCGCGGTGCAGCAAGCGTTTATGGCGCAACTGCTGGACTTGCAAATCCATTTGCACGCAACATGATTGCGTCAACTGGTCAATGGTCAAATCTAATGACTTTAAATGACGCTGGACGTCCAATTTATTCACAGGTTTCAAATCCTATGAACCAACCTGGTGTTTCAGTGCCAACAAGTTTGACTGGAAACGTTGCGGGCTTGAACCTGTACGTTGACCCAACAAACGGCGGCGACGGGGACGGTACATTGCTAATCGTTAACCCTGACGCATACACATGGTACGAAGGAACTTCATACCAACTACGCGCTGAGTCAACTGCTGACGGTTCAATCACCGTGGGCGTGTATTCATTTGGTGCAGTGGCAACAAAAATCGCAGCGGGTGCGTTCCAAAACAACAAGGCTTAATCGCCATAACTAATCATGCGGCGGGTTCTCCCGATCTCGCCGCAGTCGATCGAAAGGAACGGACATGCCAGCCATTGTTACAGCGAGTCAATTGCGTACGGTGCTTGGCGTGTCCGTTTCCTTATATTCTGACGCTTATCTTGACGAGATTATTAACACCAGTGAAGCGGTTATTTTGCCAATGCTGGTTTCAAATTCTTCAGCAATTAACGCTTACAAATTAGATTCAAACGTCGCTTATTTTTACGTTCAACGCCCACATCATTTTGTGGCAGGTCAGTCAATTATTGTGACTGGATTACCAGCACCTTTTACTGCGACTCACACAGTTGTCAAAGTTGAGGAATACTATTTCACCGCTGCATTGACTTCAACGAATGTTACATTGCGCGAGATCATTCCAACAGGTACAGCAACACTTTCAGGCTATTCCGCAGCTGATCTATACGCAACTAGCGCGCCAATCGAATCGGCAGTGCTTGCAGTTAGCGTTGAAGTGTTTCAATCACGCGTTGCAGCAGGTGGACAAATCGAGGGCGTAGATTTTGCTTCAACCCCTTACCGAATGGGTCGCAGCCTGACCAACCGCGTATCAACTTTACTTATGCCATTCCTCGACGTTGAAACGGTTGTGCAGTAATGCCAGCCAATTCCGTTGCCGATACCCGCGCAGCCCTAGCAACCGCGTTTTCATCACTAGCGGCAACCTGCTATTCAAGCGTGCCTGAATCGCCAATTCCACCCGCCATTGTCATTGTGCCTGATACGCCTTATATGGAAGTTGTCCTTATTGGCAAGGTTTCAACAAAGGTCAAGATTAATTTTGCAATCACCGCCATTGTTGCTTCAAACAGCAATGCAGGTTCCCTGGACAATCTAGAAAAACTCATCATAGGAATTCTTGCGGCAATGCCCGCAGGATACGTTGTAGGCGTAGTTGAGAAGCCGACAGTGTTGGAAGTAGGACAATCGCCAATGCTGGTCGCTGACATAAACGTTTCAACGTACTACACCCAAACAACATAAAAGGAGATAACGTGCCAACAACGATCATCACGGGTCGCGATTTAGTGTTGACGATCGCGACCGTTAACTACGACGCGCAAGCGACCAGCGCAGTACTTGCGAACTCACCAACAGTTGAGACTTACCAAACACTAGACGGCAAGGCTTACAAGCACATTGACGATCAGTGGGCTTTTGACGTTTCAATGCTTGCAGACTGGGGCGCAGCGTCATCATTGTGTGAAGCCCTATGGACTGCATGCGAAACAGCACCAAACACAACATTGGCTTGTTCACTAACTGCCGCAACAGGCGCAGTATTTGCGTTCAACGTCATGCCAGTATTCCCAGCCGTCGGCGGTGCAGCACCAGACGCACAGACAGTTGATCTATCATTTGTCGTGGTGGGAACACCTTCAGAGACCTTCTAGTCACTAACAATCGGGAGACAAAATGAAACTACCAATAACAATTGAATATAACGACGGTACGCAGGCAACTTTCACCGCTGCGCCACCTGAATGGGTTCGCTGGGAGAAATCCACAGGAAACACAATCAGTCAGGCGCAAGACAAAATTGGAATTTCCGATCTTGTTTTTCTTGCTTATCACGCCATGAAACGAGAAGCAGCTGGTAAGCCAGTCAAGCCAATCGAAGCATGGACGGAGACAATCTCCGAAGTGATCGTCGGTGAAGCAAACCCAAAAGTTACCCAGTCGGAAGCCTAAGTCGAATCGTTTGGGAGGTAGCCCTGGCAGCAGGGCTATCACCAAATGACTTTGAAAGTGCCGAAGACATTTTGACGGTTATTGAAATTTTAGGAAGGCGGGCAAATGGCTAAGGAATCAATTTCCTATGACAAAGCAGAATTGCGCGCAATCCTTAAATCTTTTAAAGCAATGGACGAAGAAGCAACCGCCCAGGCAAAAATACAAACGTCCAAACTTGCTGAGTACGTTCGCGACAAAATTGTTTCAGCAAGCGGTGGCGCGTCAAATAAAGTTGCGCCAAAAATTGCCCAGGGTTCAAAGGTTTCCAAGTCGTCAAAGATTGGTGAAATCTCTTTTGGTTTTGCCAGTCAAAAACTTAGCGGCGGCGGCACGACCCAGCAACTTTGGGGAGGCTATGAATTCGGTTCAAATAAATATAAGCAGTTTCCAGTCTGGTCAGGTCGCGAAGGTCGCGGTTCACGCGGTTGGTTTATTTATCCAACACTTCGAAGCGTCCAACCTGACATTGTTAAAAAATGGGAAGAATCATTTTCAAAGATAATTAAGGAGTACGACTAATGGCAGGCGGCAGTCGTACCCTCAAACTCTCAATTCTTGGCGACGTTGATGGTCTTAACAAATCGCTGACTACAGCTACAAAAGACGTCGATGGTTTTACCGACAAAATTGGCAAGGCAAGCAAAGCCATTGGTGCTGCATTTGCTGCGGCTGCCGTTGCTGCTGGTGCTTTTGCAATCAAACTTGGCGTGGACGGCGTAAAGGCTGCATTGGAAGATGAGAAAGCCCAACGAATTCTTGCGCTGACTTTAGAAAATACGACCGGGGCAACAAAAAGACAGGTTGCAGCAATTGAAACTTATATAACAAAAACAGCCCTAGCCACTGGTGTGACTGACGATCAATTGCGTCCAGCGTTTGCGCGTTTAGTTAGATCAACAAAAGACACGGAAGACGCACAAAAGTTATTGAGTTTGGCACTTGACATCAGTGCAGCAACAGGCAAGCCGCTTGAAGCCGTCGCCAATTCATTAAGTAAAGGATACGACGGTAATACAAACGCCTTAGGTAAATTAGGTTTAGGCATTGACCAATCTATTTTAAAAACAAAAGACTTCAACAAAGTTTATGACAGTTTGCGAACCTCGTTTGATGGATTTTCAAAACAAGAATCAGTTTCATTTGAAGGTCAAATAAAGCGTGTCAACGTTGCATTTGACGAAGCAAAAGAAACAATTGGTTTTGCATTTTTGCCAATTCTTCAAACAGTACTTAATTTCATTAACAAATCAGCACTGCCAATACTTGACACATTCAGCAAAAGTTTTGATTTTATGAAGACTGACGCCTTTGCCAGTTCACTTACAAACATTGGCACGGTGTTAAAAAACACGGTGTTGCCTATCTTCAATGGCGCAAAAGACGTTTTCAATAATGTCAAAGACGCGATCATTGGTAGCAAAGATGAATTTGAATCTTTCTTTGACGTTGTTGCATATTTTGCACCGAAGATCGGCAAGGTCATTGGGGGCGCGCTTAGCGTTGTAGGTGAAATTGCAGGGCTTGTAATTACTATTTTTGGCAAGGTAATTAGTGCAATCAAGCCACTTATTAATCTTGCAATCGACGGAATCA